CTAATTGATTCCAATGCCCTATGGTGCATCTCCTGAAGGTATTAGAACCATTAGCCCCTGCACCAGACAGATTCCGATATGCCTCTGCCCCCAGGGTAGTTATAATCGGGGCATCAAACTGACAATCCTCGAAATAGTTATAGGAGCTACCCGCTCCCACCGTGACGTTCTGCACTCCGAGGGCACTGTCGAAATCTCTTTGCCAATGCATATTCTTAAAAATGCATCCCTTGGCACCCAAGATGCTAAACAAAATTCCGGCAAACGCTGCCGAATCGTGAACCCTGCACCTTCCGCCATACACTCCAGGACCAGCCAGACCGATCAGGTGTGCATAATTCTTGGTCCATACGAATGATGAGGTTAAGCCAACGGGAGACGCACCCGGGACATGGTAAAGAACATCATTGTAACCATCTCTAAGTTGGGCGTATCCATTGGCGATGGTCTTGAACGGAGACTGTCTTGTCCCATCCCCTCCGTCGCTCCCTTTTGTGGGGTCAAACCAAAACTTATTCCCCGGCAATTCTCCGGTCAGGCCAAGGATCATGTTTTCAATAGTAGCTCTGTCTTCGAGTCTCAACATAATAAACCTCCTTTTTTATTCACGTCGTCTCTGCCTGCCAGCCCGTTACTAAGAAGGGAGCTGGTTAGGCTCCCTTCTCTCAAAGGTTTAATGCCATGCTGCCGGTGCGCACGTTGCCAGGTCCGGGAACTCATAGAAGATACAGGCGAGCGAGATCCCGAAAACTGCAACGGCGACATCCGTATCCCCGGTTAAAAACTTGATGTCGAAGGTATCCGTTGCCGGATAACTCCTTCCACCGAGGATCTGATAAGCATCGGAGCTTATTGTGCACGAATGTGTGCCGACGGCTCCATTGATCGAGAATGAAGCCAGGAAGCCCGAGGTCGAATCACCATCTCCGAGGCCAAGGGTTGCTGCCGCTCCTTCTGGCGTGTAAAGCCAGATTGCGGCTGAAAGGATGTGTGTCAAAGGTGGAATATCCCAAAGCTGAATAACATCCGCGTTGTTTGCGTCGATCGTATAGCCGAGAGATGCTTTCACCTTCGGCATATCGACGAGAAAATTCATGATCCCAATGCTACCCTGCCCAAAGGGATACTTTGGACGGTTGCCAATAAACTGAGCTAATGCAGTTGCATCTCTTGTGTTTACGCCCATGGTTTTTTACCTCCTTATGGAATTCTGGAATAAAACCCCCGCCTGTGCGGGGGGCTAAATTAATTATGTGATCGTTGGTGCCGCATACAGACAGCCCAGGGCCGAGGGTTTGATCACTTCCCGACCGAACACATGGAGAGACTTAATGAACTTACCGAAAGTCGTTTCCGGCTTGTCGATATAATCCGTCTCCACGAACTGATCGGCAAAGGTCAATCCGAGCGGATGCCCGAACAGACAGTAGAAAGAAAGCTGGCCCGTTGTGGCGTCTATCCTATGGGGCAGAAGATTCGAAGCATAAAGGGTCCAATTGAGAAGCCTTCCCAATCTCCCGCTTCTCAGGGTCGATGTTGCATCCCCCATCATGGAGGCATCCTTGATGTCGGATGTCTTGAGAAGCATTGCCATGATTCTCGGCATGATGAAAAACTTGCTCTGGTCATCGGGAATGTTATATTCCCCGAGGGTGGCCTCTGCCATGGCCAGATACTTGATGATGTTGGCCGTGGTCACCTGAGCAGGAGCCCCAGGAGTCCCAAGATTGTAAAGACCACTGATTCTGCCAGCAGCTGCGCCCCGATTCAATGAATCAACCAAGCTGGTTGAATATTGAATGTCCGGATTGTAACCACCATAACCCAGCACATAAGCCAGGACATCGGTATCGATCGCCACTTTCTCGTTCTCGGTGGCATCCTCCGCCCACTGGCTCATCAAAGCGATGTCGGACTGATACTTGTCGATGTCATCGATCCCAAAATAGAAATAGGTATTCTGGTCGATGAGCAACTGAACTCTGGGAGACTCGATTCTGTCCGGGGGCTTCAAGATTCCACCCCTCTGATACACATTCAAATAGACAGGAACGGAGCCGCGGGTCCTGATCCAGACCATGTTCCCAAGACCTTTGATTTCTCCCTCATAATTCGTGTTCGAAATATGAGTCAAAACGGTGGCATCGTAGAATTTCTCTACGAGCTTTGTGCTCCACTTTTCCGGTATGAAGGCCGAAGGTCCCGCTGATGTATAATCCGGCATTCCCGGTGCTCTTCCAAATCCCATGACTACCTCCTTTTACCCGGAAGGCTTCTGCTCGCACAATGAGTGAAGTTTCGCATACTCCTTGTCGTATTCCGCTTTAGTGCCACGAAATTGACCTCGCGAATACTTACCCGTAAGAGCGGTGAGAGCAGCTCTTGCCTCCTGTGGGCTCATTTTATTTGTGATTGGTTTAACTTCTCCTCCAGGGCCTGAAGTTCTCGGTGCATAGATCCGGTTCTTTAATTTGGCCGGATCTAAAGTCGGTTTTCCCCCTGGAGCTTCAGGTTTTTTACCTGTAAAAAGGTCGAAGGCCTTAAGCACCGTTCTTGAATCATTTCTTTTGAAAGCATCATCAATGAAGGCAAACCTATCCAGACCCGAAAGATCGTCTTCCGGGATGAAGGAAAGGAAGGTTTGAAATTCTGGTGTTTTCCACATCGTCTTCCAATTCGGATATTTCTCAATAAGGTCTTTATCGAATTTCTCTTTTGCAGTAAGCGCCAGCTTTCCATCGTATTTGACCACCACTTCAGAAATGAGCTGCTTAGCTGCTTCCTGGGTGGTTTCTTGGCCGAGATTAAAACTTTCCTCACCAAAGGCAACGATTTCCTCAACGATGTCTGGCGCAAGCTGAGTATTCATTGATTCGATTCTTTTCTTCATAACTTCCCTGAAAACAATTTTTTTGGCTGCTGGTTCGATTTCTTTCGGCTTAATCTGCGCCTTGAGATCCTCCACCTGGCGTTGGAGCACACCCATCTGATCCACCAAAAAACTATTCTGGCGTGCCAGCTCCGTAGGTTCCTTCTCATATTTCCCCTTAAGCGTTGAGAGGGCCTGATCGGATTTGTCTAATTTTGCCTTCAGGGATTCGATGGACTCTGGTTCTGGAGCGAGAACGGGGGCTGGGACAATGCCTCTCTCTTTTAACTCTGCCTCACGAGCTTCATTAGAAAGACCGGCTAAACGATCCTCTTCCTCTTTGATCTCCGCTTCCTGTTGCTCTTGAGTAAGGCCATTCCAGCGTTCGGCCTCTTGAGTTTCTGCCCGTTGCTGGTCTGGGGTCAATGCGGCCCAACGTTCCTTTTCCTTTGCCTCGTCTTCGAACATCTTGTTCACTTTATCGATCTTCTTCCTTAAAGCCTCTGGATATACCGTGTATTTATCTGCCATCGACTTTCTCCTTTTGAGCGCCGTTCATGGGTCTATTGCCATACGGTCTGCTCGGTTTATTTTCACCGCCAGCATTACCCGGTCTGGTGAAGTTTGTTAGGGCAACAAAAAAGGGACGTAGATTAGTGGGTTGGCACCAACCTGCGTCCCTTTTAATGTTCTTGCGTCTTCTTCGATCCTGGCCCAGAATCTTAGAAGAACCCTATTGCTTTTCCTATTCCAATTTCACCATTATCTGATCTAATACTTCTTTTGCCGTATCTATCTTTTCGCTTAAGTCGGCAACCTCGGCCACACGGCCGGCATTAAAAACAGTGTTATCCCCCAGGGCTTTCTCGGCAGACACAAGACTTTTCTTAAACCATCCCCGCACCTTTTCCCATCGGGGATCTCCTCCGAGACTCACTAAGGCCCTTAAGGTTTCTTCGTCTGGTCGAATCATTTAAACTCCAAATATTCCTCGTGACGTCTCAAAATAATTTCTAATTTCCAGTGCTGATAAGACACGGTTTAAGATGAGAACTTCACCTAATATTAATTTCCCCGGACTCGATGCTGAAGCACCTATTTGTAGAGGTAAGGCATTGGTTGCTAAAACTCCTGAACCAGCCGGTGCACCGACAACAGCCCCATTGAGATAGGCTACCCCTCCTATAACTGAATTGTATGTCAAGGCCACAAAATTCCAACTTCTCTCTACCAAAGGGACCGATTGGCCGATCTGCGACCAAACGGTCCCACAGTTGGCAAGCCATATCATATTATTGCTTGTTTGTGTGAGTGCTGCGATGTTAGCGTCTGCCACTCCCGACATCTTCCCAATAACATATCCATAAAAAGGAGATTGTTGATATACCCACATAAGGACGGTTAAATTGTCGGCAATGTCAAGCGAGGCATGGTCTGCTATTTCGACCCAATTATCCACTCCATTAAACCCCCATCCCAATCCTTCATATCCAACGACTTCTTGGATGGAAACGGTATCAATGGTAAACCTGGCGGTATTGGTTGGGGTAAAAACTAAATCTGCGGTGGAAGAGGCAATGAAAATTTCTTCATAATATCCATCTGCTCCCCTTGCCGTTCCGGTGAACCCACCGCAGGATGGGGTTACTGTCCCAACAGTCCAATTGCTAATCCAAAAAGAAAGTTTATATCGTTTTCCAGATGTGATAGCCTCTGTCTGTGACAGAGTGGTTATTCCATCGGCATTTTTATTGACCGCATTTGCGGCATAAACCCAGGCTGCCCCTAACGTCCACCCCGCTGCTGAACCCGTAAAAGTGCCATTGGTCTCTAAAGGAAATCCACTCAATATGGGATAGGTGGCAGGGACAGCACCTGTGATGGTTCCGTGGTTACCCTGTCCAGACTGATCCCAAATCTTCTGAGCCTGAGCGCCATAACGATAGAAGGGGAGGTAGAGAACACAGCCATTCATGTCCACGGGAAAAAACTCTCTATGGTATTGTTGAGCTAAATTCATCTTACTTAAATTCTCCAAAACTTAATATATTCAGCCGCCCTAAGGGCAATATCTGGATCTTCATTTAAAAAAGAGAGTGCTACATTGCACTTATGACATAGAATATTTCGCACTCTTCCGGTGCTGTGATCGTGATCTAAATGTGTCGCTGGTCGAATTTTACAAATTGGGCACAACCCTTTTTGGCGTTCCAGCATTTCATCAAATTGTTCGATGGTTATTCCATAACTTTTCTTTAATCGAAAATTCTTCCAATATTTAGGGCTGCGCATATTGTTACTTTTCCATCGTTTGACATTCAATTTGATTGTTTCTTTGTGAGAATTATAATACTGCCTCTGGCGTTTCTTTCTCCTCGCTTTTGTCTTCTCAAGATATTTTTTCCGTTGTTTTTTGTGATTTGCATCATAATGTCTATTTGTTTCTTTCCTTCTCCTCTGCCTCTCTTCTTCTGAAAGCATAATTTTTAAAATGGTATAAAAGTATCCGGTATATAGGATGAATCAATCGTCACGATACCACCGCTGCCCGTAGGATCCACGCTTGGCTGTGCGGTAAAATATTCCTTCTGAGAAAGCGGAATGCTTACCGGAATGGCATATCCGGCAGTCCCGGAAGCTCTTGCAAGTGCAGCAGACTGCCAAAGTAGGATCCCATTTTTATCGTAGAGCCTTATGGTTGTGTTGCATGGATTCGCGGTGAATGCCGGTGTAACTACCTTAACGATGCAGAGCGTCCCTTGATAAACTCCGTCATTGTTTGAAATTGCAGCCGGGGAGGATTGCGTAACCTCCGCGGTCGCACCATTCGGAAGAGTTATTGATACTCTTGGAATTTCTTTTGACATTTTTTCCTCCTTTATGCCCGTCCTGGTATATTATCTGCACCCTGGGTCCTGTTATCCGCCTGATCAACTGACGTTCCTCCCGCAATGGGGGAAATCGGTTTCTCTGCTCCGGGTATGGGCTTTACCAAATCCTTATCCGGAACAAGCCTTCTGGCATCGAGGTTGAGATTTTTGGCCGCCTCTTCGAGGCCATATCTCGCTCCCTCATCTCCTATAATCTGCTGGAAGACAGGGGAAGATCCGATCACTCTTAAGAAGTCGTTCAATCTTGCGGATAGGGTTTCCTTTGCCAGGAGCCAGGAGCTTCCCTTCGCCTTGATCTTCACATCTCCGATATATTCGAGAGCGTCATCGAGATCGTAATTCTCATAATAGAGGGCTTCGATCGATGGAGCAATGATCTTCTCATCGATCACGCTCGCCACGTCCCTGATCCCCCTATTTTGCATACCGGCAAACATGGCGAACCCACCGAGGGTATTCCCAGCTCCCCCGATATTCCGGTCTCCGTGAGTAAAACCGGCAATCCCGGAGTGCTCATCGCAGATTTTGGATGCTTTATCGTAACCCAGAAGGAGTTCTTGGACGTGCATTTGAGGTTGGAAGAATTGCATGAAAGGTTCTGTTTTCGAGGAAAAAGCCTGTCTGATGAATCTCCATATTTTCCATGCCCACATCTTCCCCGGATCCTGACCTGGAGCAAGAGATTCCGTATCAAGGGCTACCTGTGGGCCGGAAGCAATAGCGACATTATTTTGCAGGGCCCTGATGTTAGAATTCGCCAAACTCTGACCATCGGGGATCGTCTCCGGGAGGCCTCTCGCCCAAAAGGAGCCCTTTTGCATAACATAAGAAGCTTTGTAATATCCTTTCAAACCAAAGGGATTCTCATTGATTGAAATTTTAAGGATCCAACGATCGATCATCCATACAATCGCCTGATAATCAAAGTCCGGATCGATGTCAAATCCCATAAAGTTAAATGTCGTTTTGCCCTCTTCAACCTGAGCTCCTGCCCATTGCATGATCATGCGCCCAGGGATCGCGTCGTGATATTCCAGGGCATCGATCATGCTCCAATCGTAGTATTGAGACGTTTCCCTTCCCTCGGCCTCAGCTCTCTGGATTTCCTCGGTGTCCCAAGTCCATTGGTGAAGACCCTTATCCTGGAAGGTCCTCAATATCTCTCTGATGGCCACTTCATCAAATCCATCGAGACCAATCATGTCCTGGAGGTCTGTTCTCGTATATCTGAGCACTTCTATCAGGCCACCCTTATTGATATCCGTCACCCCGGCGAGAGGGAAAATATCAAAGGCCGATGGGGAATCCCATTCCGGCCTGATCTCCTCCTTGATTACCTTCTTTGCCTTACCATTTTTGCCTTCGCTCATCTCAACGACTTTTCTTTTTCTATAAACCGGACCCTTAATAAAACCCGCTTTCAAATCAACAAGGTCTGATAGACACTCGTTCAGCGCCTTATAATAACCACCCTCCAAAAGCTGATCGTCGATCTTGGCCTCCATCATTTTCGCCTTTTCTTTAGCGATGTCCATCTGGATGGCCCTGTATTCCTTTTTGAATTTCGGAAGTGTTTTTACCAGGATTTCCTTGACCATTTCTTCGGGGACTTCTCCCTGGGCCTTAAGCCTCGTAAGGAAGCCCTCTAATTCTGTCATGAAAACCAAACTGGCTTGCTGTTCCATTTGCGGGGTTAATTTGGGGAGGGGAGTGGGTTCAATGGCAAAGCATCTTTCGCCCGGGTGATTATAGATTTCCTTGAGCATCGCCAGGGCCATGCGACATTTGACATCCGTGATCATCATGAATATTTCAGAACCGAGTTCACGGATTTGGGTCAGCTTAACCGGATCATACTCTCCTCTCTTCTGGAGGAGGTTATCGATCATTTTTTGTTGGACAGCGTATTTTTCCTGTTTCGCGGATTCCCAGGCGGACTTGATATGTGCGGCAAGATCATTCTTGAGGGGTTCAGAGGCTTCTGAGGCGGTCTTCACTTCCGCAGCATGTTGAGCATTCTTTTTCTCTTCGGCATCGATCTGAGCATTTGTCGTAACGGGAATCTCAAACGCCATTTGCCCTCCTAAAAAGACGAAAGCCCACCTGCCTGTGCACAGATGGGCTTTCTTTGGTTAAATAACCTCCGTTGCAATCGGAGACTTTTATTTCGGATAATGCAATTTCCTATGGCAATTAGCACATAGGACATCACATTTTTTTATTTCTTTTAAAACTTCATCAAAATTCTTTTCGCTCAATACCCGAGAAACTCTTTCTTCTTTCATGGACGGATCCTTATGATGAAAATCTAAACATGCTGGATGATTTTCCCCACATGTTGAGCATGATAACGTAAGTTTGAGTTTCTTATAACGTGCTCTATCCCGATCTCTTCTTTTGTATACAGATCTCTTTTTCCATGGGTAATCGTAGCAACTTTTGCATAAGCCTTTTGCATGATGTTCATATTTTGTTCTGCCACAGCGTTGGCATCTTTCAAATTTTCTCGACCACATCGCGCCCTTCAAAGACTGGCGCGAGCAGTCTCAAATTAATTCCACGCTCCAGGAGGAAGCGGTTTATCCATCACTCGATCTTTCGTGCTCTCAGGGATGGTCGATGTCTCAAATGCCCCAAGAACATATCGAAGGGCATTCATAGCAAAAAACTTTTCTTGAGGCTCTCCCTTCAAATCCGACTCTCTTATCTCTCTTAATTGTGAACGTATAATCAAATCCTTTGGAATTGTCAAGCCCTTTATTACCTTGATCCATTTTGTGATCATGTCATTGCCGTGTAGAAACGACTCGGCATAGGGAGCATGCTTGAGTTTCACGTCCTGAAGTGCTCTCTTACTTCTCCTATA